ATCGGGCATGGCGGGGGGCGACTCGTCGGTCAGAGTGGGGGCGGGTCAGGTCAGATCGCATTTTTGCGGTCGGCGTGCTGATTCAGCTTTTGAGTTTGTCAACGTCAGGCTGCACGCCGAGCCGCTTCTGCGTCTTCTTCAAGATCGCCTTGGCCTCTTCCGGCGTGTTTACCTTGTCGATAATTTCGAGTAGGTCGTCCACCGACTGCACCACGCCGTCGGCGGTCTTTTCGTTGCGGTTGGATTTGCGGCGGAACACTTCGGCGGCCAGGCCCAGCGCGGCGATGATGCCCGCGGTGCCCAGCTTCCACGGTCCGGGCGGCACGAACTCGTCCACCGCCCGGACCACCTGCTGACCGCTCTCAAGCTGGCCGACGATCACCGGCTCCTGTGTCGCGGGGTCGATGGTGTCCATCGCTTCGCAGCCGGTGAACAAGACGATGCCGATGATCGCCAGCGTGATGGCCGCGGCGAGTTTCAGGCCCGGATCGAAAGCGAGTGATTTGAACATGTTCGGGATGCTCCTTGTTGGGGTGAATGAAAGCGACCGGCCGGTAAGCCGGCCGCTTCGTTGGGTTGTCGGTTGCGGATCAGGATTCTTCTTCGTTGAAGACGCCCGAGCCGTCGTTGAGCTGCTGCAGGGTGGCGAGCCATTCGAGGTTGCCGGAGCTGTTGGGGCCGAGGCAGACGAGTGTGATCTTTTCGCCCAGCGCGTCGCCGATTACCTGCTTGCCGGCGGCAAACGCGGTGGCGACGTTGGTACCGTCGTCGCCGATGATGACGTTGCTGCCCTGCGGGTCCAGCGCGATGTCCTGCGCGGCGAGGCACATCGCCTCGACCTGCTCGCCGCCCTTGGCGTCGGTCGGCAGGTTGACCACGCATGCGCCGGTCGCGCCCGAGTTGGTGATGAGGATCGGGCAGTCTTCACGATCGATGGTGACGCCGGTATCGGCCTGCGTCACCTTGAGGACCGTCTTGGACTGTGCCGAATCGCTCGGCTTGGTCTTGGTAGCCACGGTGGATTCTCCGTTCGTGGTGGTTGATTGAGTTGCGACCCATGGGTCGTACGGCGCATCAGGAAGCCCGGCCCAAGGCAAGCCAAGGGCCGGGCGATCCCGACACGATCAGGATTTAGGCGTCGTCAACGCGGATTTCGCCCGCGCAGTACGGCGACAGGGTGCCGGCACCGATCATCATCTGTGCCCGCATGTGGGTGGTGAGCCGGTTGCGCTGGCTCGACGGGATGATGACCACGGTGGGCATCATCGCCTCGACCACGCCGCACGCGGCTTCCGAGTCCATCGCCCCGCACGCGGCGAGCGCGACCGGCTGAGCCGTCGCCCCGTCGTATGCGAAGTCGCCCTGGTACTTGCTCGGGCCGGTGGTGACGGTGGTGCTGGGGATGTGGTTCGTCTTGATGACGTTGAATCCTTCCAGCTTGCCGATCATCCGGTTGAGCAGGTGGTTGGGCAGGGTCGGGTCGTAGTCCGTGGACAGAATCCGCGTGTCGTACGACAAGACCTCGCAGATGTAGGGCTTGATGAACAGGAATCGCCCGTCTTCGGGCACGTTGTCATCGTCCATGAGCCGGGCCAGTTCAGCCGCGTCGGCGCGGAAGTTGGCCGCCCCGGTGGACGATGCGGGGTACGCGGTGACTTCACCCGAAGCGCCGACACGTTCGACGATGTTGCCGCCGTTGTGGTACCCGGTCTTGGCCGCGGTACGGGCGGTGAGGGTGAGCAGACGCGCGAGGCGCTGGTCGTAGGTCTGAGCGAGGCTGCGGCCCAGCTTGCGCATGAGCGGCATCATCACGTCGAAGTGCGACAGCATCTCCTGATCGATCGGAACCTCGAAGTGGCTGACCAGGATGTCATCGACGGTGATCGTGCCTTCGTCGAATTCGTAATCCTGGCCGAGCAATTCGGGGCCGGGGGTGTGGTCTTCAGGCGTCGGGTCTTCGTTGATCTGAATGAACTGGTGCGATTTGCCCTGCGTGATGTTCTTGTACGCGAAGATTTGGGCGTCCTGGTCGTAGAACACCGTCTTGGCGTAGAACTGTTCGAGCATCGCGCCCCAGTACTGCGTCAGATTCAGACCGTAATCCGTTGACCCGTCGCTGAGAAAGCGCGGAGCATTTGCGGTAGCCACGGTTTGTTTCCTTACATGTGGGGTTAATAGATGGCCCTGCGCGCAAGGTGTCCCGGCCCGCGTTCATGCGGGGTATCGGGGCTTTCGCCTCGGGTGACAATGGTGCTGATCCTCGGTGTGCTCGGGGGCAGCCGCGGGAGCAGCGGAAATCAAAGACGGCGGCTATTCGTCGTCGTCTTCGTCGATATCGGTGGGGTCGGTGAGCACGGCGATGGCGGCGGCCTTCCAGTCGTTGCGCCGACGATCGCCCTCGGGGACTTCCAGACCGCGATCCTTGATGGCGGCTTCGAGTTCCGGCGCGCTCATGTCCTCGACCGGCTTCTCCGCCTGCGGCGCGCTCGCCTCGTCGCCCTTGAACTTGGCAAGCTCGCGCCGCAGGGCTTCGTTCTCGCCCAGGATTTCCTTGACGCTCTGCGGCCGCTTCTCGGGAAGCGCGGTCTTGAGCGCCTGCGCCAACGCAAGCTCGCGGTTCGGGCCGTTCGCTTCGTGCCATACCTTCTTCGTCGCGGTGTCCACCAGGCAGCAGACCACCTTCTCGCCGGGTTCGGGGCCGACGGCTTCGAGCGCGCCATCGACACGCTTGAACGTCGTGCCGCGGTTGTGAAAGGAGTAAGTGCTGTTGAACGTGCCGAGTTGCTTGAGTTGTTCAGGCCGGGGGTGAAAAGGCATGTCGGTTTTCCTGCGGGATCAGGGTGTCGGGATCAGTTACTTGTGCCCGGCGAGCGCCGGGATGGGGTTGCCGTTGTGCTGGCGGTAGGTCGCCGCGATCCGCGCCTGCTCGTCGGCGGTCTTGCTCATCTTGTTGCAGGCCGCGGTGAACTCGCGGAGCGACTGGTACGGGGCCGCCCCGCCCGCGCCAGACTGTCCGCCGCCGACCAGCGGCCGGGACTGATCGCCGCCGGTCGCTTCGGAGTAGGACGCCCGCAATTCGGTGATCGCGCCGCGCCAGAGCTTTGGGTCTTTCAGGCGGTGATTGATCGTGCCGGGTGCTGGGTTCTGCGGGTCGCCCAGCGCATCGCGGTCGATGTTGCGTGCGGCCCAGCCGATCAGGTTGTCGAGCTGTTCCTGGCCGCCGACGAGTTGCTGCGCCTCGGTGACGATCTGCTGCTGCCGCTGGGCAACGCCCTGCGCCGCTGCGTGTTGGCCGGCGATGAAGCTGTCCACCACCTTGCGGGTAAAAGCCGGGTTCAGCTTCTTGAGCGACTCGTAGGCCGCATCATCCAGCTTCCCGTTCTGCGTCCACTGATCGACGATCTTGTCATTCTGCAGGCCGGCGGCGTCCAGAATGTCCTCGACGCTGGACTCGTCGGTGATCTGCGGCGGTTCGACGTTCAGGCCGGCGGCGAAGCGCCCCTGGTCGTCGCGGGTCTTGTCGCCCTTGCCGTCCGACCCATGGGTCGCGTCGGGCGGTGGCGGGTCTTGCGGCGGCTGGTTCTGCTGACCACCGAGCCGCCCCATGATGGTCGATGCCGCGCGGTACTTCGCCTCGATCGCGCCCGGGTCTTTCTGCAGAAAGCCGACCTCCTGCTCGCTGAGTTTCGGGAAGCCGATCTTCTCGTTGATCTCGTTGAGCCCTTGGATCGCATCGTCCGCGGTCTTGTACTTGCCGGCGATCATCGGTTGGGGATCGGCGGACGGCGCTTCCGGTTCGGCCGGTGGATTCGCGTTCGTGTCGCTCATGCTGCGTTACTCCGTGTCGGGGTCTGATTCGCGGCGGCGTCTTCGATGATGTTGCCGCCCACGTCGATAGCCTTCTCCGCGGCCTGCGCCTGCGCCTGCGCCGCCATCTGCTGTTGAAGCTCCTGGGCCAGTTGGTCGGGCGACTTGACGACGCCCGGCTCGTACACGCCGCTGTAGCGAAGGATGACATCGGTGAGCACGCCCACGTCGATGCGACGCTGCGCCTCGGGGCCGAGTTGGCCGATCAATTGCACCGCTTCGAGCAGCTTGCCCTTCTCGACCTCGCGGCGCAGGGCGGCCATGCCGGTGAGCGTGTCGGTACGGACCATGCCGTCGGGTAGCGGCTGCAAGAGTCGGTCTTGCTGCATCTGGAACGCCGTGCGTTCGATGAGCGGCATCTGCAGGGACTCGGCGATCGGTGCGTAGAAACCGCCGAGCGCACCTTCGAGTTCCATAGCGATCCGCTGCACCTGCGTCGCGGTGACACGTTCCTTCTGCGGCTGGATGTCGCTTTCGAGCAGCATCGCCTTGGCCAGCGCCTTCTCTTTTCGCGTGCTGGTCTGAGCCACGACGTTGAAGTCGCTGGCCTTATCGACGGTCAGCAGCGCGATATCCTGAACCTGGCCACCGGACACGCGGCAGCGGATCGCCTCGCCGGTGGGCCGCGACAGGTCTTCCGGCGTCGCCATGCTGCTGTTGTCGATACAGGGGACCAGCTTCGACGCCATCGCCGCGAAGTCGAGTATCTTTTCTTCGAGCGCGGCCGTAGTCCTCGCCCGGGGCAAGCTCGAACGTTGTGGCGAAGAACGGCGACACTTCCTCCTGGCTGGAGTTGATCTCGTTGCTGTTGATCTCCTGCGTGATGACCCACACCTTCGATTCGGGGTTCCACTCGACCAGCGTGTACAGGTCTTCAAGCCGCTCGTGCGCCTTCTTCTCGCGCAGGGTGTCGATGTCCAGCCCGGACGCCTGCTTCTGCTCGTCGGTCAGGGCCAGCGGGTCGATCTTCTCGCGGATGATGTGATAGAGCACGTCCTGTGCGGCGTCGCGCTTGGTGACGTAGCAGTCACGCTTGAACACTTTGACGCGGTAGTCCGCGGTCAACTGCTGCAGAACGTCGCCGGTCCCGATGATCTGCGACAGAGCCATGCGTTGCCGGCTGCGGAAGCCGACCCGCCGCTGGTTGTCCTTGCGTTTGAGGCTGGCCGATTCGAGCGTCGCCTGAATCTGTAGCTCGCGCAGGAACAGCATGCGCTTGGTCTGCTGGACACGCGGGTCATCTTCGTTCACGCCATAGAGCAGGTCAGGCGCGATCTCCATGCGGAACCACGGCGACGACGGGGGGAACAGGGCCAGCAGCATCCGGCCTTCGAGGTTGGTCATGCCCCGCGCCCCGATCGACTGGTACGGCTCGGGCAGTTCGTCGTTGGCGGTCTGACCGAGCGGCGTCAGCAGCCAAGGCTTGGTGATCGCCGCGCACCGACGTACCCGCTGGAGGATTTGATGTCGAGCCGAGTCCGCGTTTGAGAACCAGCTTTTGATCGAGCCTTTGTCAGCCATTGGGGATGCTCAACCCCGTCCCGCCAGTGGGTGCGGATGTGGCCGGATCGACGACCAGCGACGAGCGGCCGCGTCGGCGGCGTTCGAGCGCGCGACGCTGGCGCGCCAGTTCCTCAAGATCAGGCTCGGGTGGAGCCGGATCGGGCACGGGCGGCGGTGGCGGCGGTGATGGTGCGTCGAATGACATTATTCGGCCTCGGCTCGCTTGCGGATTTCGTGGGTCGTGTAGTGGTGCCACTGCTTGAGTTGCAGCGCCACGCGGCGCTCGCCCAGCGCGACGGCGTAGTCGATTCGCGCGGACTCATCCGATAGCTGCTCCGGCGTGAGGGCCGGGGGCTCGGGGTACATGCGATCCAGTTCGCCCACCAGTTCGGCAGTCGTGCCGGGCATCAACCTGGACATGTCGGGCTCCGTGTCGGATCAGCCAGTCGTGAAGCTGGCAGGGTCGGTAAGTGCGCGAGGGGATGGGTATGCCGGCGTCACGCAGCAGGCGCACGGCCACGGCCACGCAGTCGCGGGTCGGCCATCGGCCGGCGGTCCACCATCGGAGAAGGGTCGGCCACGCGGGGATCGGCCGGCGGTCCACCGCGGCGAGGTCGATTGGTCGGTCCGTCGGGACGATGAGGTAGCAGGCGAGACTCGGGTAGGCCCGCACAAAGTCGATTTCAGACCAGTAGCGGACGCCTCGCAAGCCGGGATCGCAGACCACGCCGTCGAATCCGATGGCGACGTGGGCGAGCGGCGAGCGGGTGACGTAGCGGGTGAGCCACGACAGGAAAGCGAGCCACGCCTTACGCGGCCGGCGGCGGGCAATACGCGCCGCGCGAAGCGGTCCCGGCCGTCGATCCGTCATTCTGGCCGTGGATAGGTAAATCCGAACGACGTATCCCTCCATCACCGAATCTCATAAATTAAGTGTTAAGTTAAAACTTAAATAAGCGGGCGGGGTAAATGCGACCCGTGGGTCGGACTTGGATCATTTGTCTTTCAGGGCGCGGATT